TAACTTCCGGCTTGTCGTCATCTTCAAAAACCCCCTCTTGCGAGGGGGCGTTAGGCGTGCGCGGGGGCATCAACTAACTCCTTACGGGGTGGTCACAGTACCGGCAGTATAACCCGGCGTGAAGGCGGAACCGGCTTCCACGCGTGCGAGGAACGCCTGATTCAGGATGATCGAACCGTAGAAGACCTTCCACGACACAACGCGCGTCTGGTTGAGTGGATCGCTCTTGTCAGCGCCCGTCAGGTAGTGGAATTCCGGATTCTCCAGCAGGACCTGGCCGTACGAGTGGTTACCGATGAAGATCGTCGGGAACACGCTCACGCCCGTGGCGGGGGCCGCCGGCGGCGTCTGCGCGACGCCGATACCCGTCAGCGTAACCGTCTGGTTCGGCAGAAGCTGCGTGGCCTGACCGGCCAGAGGGCCGGTGACGGGGACACCATTACCGATTGCCGTTGCCAGATTCGAAGGCGTGGCCGACGTGCCGATGTACACGTTGAACACGTAGTTCGGCACGTTCGGGATCACAACCGAGATCGAACCGGTCGGGCCTGTCACGCTGATCGCGTTCGAAACCTGATAGATGATCTGTTCGACCGACGTTTGCGCGGGCGAAGCCGTCACGATGATCTGGTAACCGGCGTTGGTAGCCAGCGTGCCGCCCGACGCCGACGCCGTACCCTGGATGGCGGCTGCGCCCGTCCAGTAGGGCATCATGTTGGATTCAACGAAACGCGCACCGTTGAACGGGCCGAGTTCGTTGTTGTACAGGCGGTTCACGTCGCTGTACGACCACGCGTTGACAACCGTCGTGTTCTCGCGCATGTCCTGTGCCGACAGCGGATGGATGAGCGCGATGTAGTGTTGCATGACAGCGGGTGACTTCGACGGATCGCGATACGCGCCCGCTTCGATCATCATGTCTTCACGTTCGTCGCCCATGAAGCGCGGCACGCCGTATGTGAGGAACGAACCAACGATGCGGTTCGTCTCGTGCGGCGTCATCACGTCAGTCGCCAGCAGGTTCGCGCGCGATGCCTTGCCGTTCGCGTAGTTCACCTGAGTCGTGGCGAGGAGCGTGTTGAACGTGTTGCGCTCCAGCGTTTCCGGCAGTTGCAGCGCGACCAGTTCGCAGGCTTGCTGGAACAGCGGGTGCTTGATGGTCAGGTTCGCCACGTCGGTGATGATAACGCGATCGCCCCATTGCTGCGCGGTTGCCGAAACCTGTTGCAGCGTCATTGCTTCGCCGGGAGGCGCTACGCCTTCCTGCAACGGCGCGAACGGCAGCGGCAGACGCTGATAGCGCGAAGCCGTGTATGTCGTGCCGCGATTCGTGTCCAGCTTCAGCGGCTTGCCGAACTGGTACGCGACCAGTTGGCGGCGCGCGAGCGGCTCGACTTCTTCCTGAATGTACGCTTCAACGTCCGCCGTGAAGCTGGTGGACTGGTTGGTAACGCCCGGGAACAGCGAGGCCCACAAGAGGCCCAATTTTTTGAGGTATCGCATGGTTTCCTCTTCGTGGTTAGATATTCATGTTCGCGAGACGCTCGCGACGCTTGTCCTGATCCGAGCGCCCCGAACGCGCCGGCACATCACTGCGAACTCCTGCCGACTTCCCGCGCGGCACTGCCGGTGCGGACGACTTGGGCTTCGCCTTAAGCTTGCCTTCAGCAATGTCCTTACCGAGCATCCAGTAGTACACATCCTCGCGCGAAGCCTGCTGACCGCGTGAACGTGCCTTCTGTACTTCTTCTTCCACCCGCTCCGTGTACTTCGCGCGGCGCGGTTCGCTCGCAATCTTCGATTCGAAGCGCGCGCGGTCCGACATGTCCTGAGCCTGGAACATCGCCTGCTGTGCCTGGCGTTGCGTGTCGCGCAGTGTGCGGTTCGCCTGAATCTGCCAGCGCTCCATCTCCGTCGTGTCCGGACTGCGGAGGCGCTCCTCTTCGCGCTGATACTCCGTATCTACGGGCGCAGGCTGACTCGAAAGGCGCGCTTCCGCTGCAAGGCGTCCACGGCGTTCGACTTCAGCCTCCAGGCGAGCCAGACGCTCAGCAGAATCATCGCGGCGCGATGTGGTCCGTGCAGGAGGATCGTCAGGCAGGTCATCAGCAGGGAGATCCAGATCATCATCAGCATCGGGATCAGGTGCAGGAAGGTCATCAGGTAGGGAATCATCGTCAGGTTCTCCGTCGATCCCCGGAAAAAGAAGGCCTAAGAGTTTTTTAAGCAGCTTGTTCACTTTAGCTCCAGGTGCCCGTGCCGATTTGCTGGATAACAGCCGTGGGCGTTGCGCCGACGTTCGTCAGGGTGATGAGGAAATCGCGGAAGGTAGACGCGGCAATCGTCATCGTGCCGTTCAGCGTCCAGCCGGTGTTCGTGGTCACCGTCCAGGCGAACGCGCCGTTGTTACCGCGACCGATTCGCAGGACGACGGTCGAACCAACCACCGCTTGTTGCGGCGTGAGCGTCGAAATGAGCGTCGCGACAGTCGGGAGCGTAAGAGCCTGACCCGCGCCGATTGTGCCGGTCAGTTCGAGTACGGTATTTTCCGCCGCCATGATCTGCGATTGCGTGGCGGTAAAGCCGGTCGTGTTCGACGCGGCGTTATAGGCGCCCGCCGGCCACGGGTTCACGTTCAGGAGCGCGTTAATCAGACCGATCTGATCGACTGCCGCGCCGTTCATCACGAGAGATTGAGGTTGGCCCTGAATGGCCGGGAAAAGCGCGCCGATCAGGGCGCCAAGACGGGTTTTCTTCATGATATTCCCCTGATTAGGCTTTCGCCGGTTATATAGCGTTTGTTTCAAAAAGTCAACGTACGCGCCGCGCGCGGATAAAACTGTTTGCCGTCATCGTGCCGCCTGCAAAAGTGGATTGCACTACGAGAAAGATAGTCGTAGTCGTGGAAAGGCTGAATCGGGTTACTGGAGACGAAATAGTGTCAGAATTTGCGGCAGTGAACGTGAGGGACAGAGTAGTAAAAGAGCCTAAGCCGTTAAAAGCGCCAGTAGTGTTACTCACTCCCGCAATGATCTGCGTAGCTGTCGCTCCGGCGCCCGCTGAAAACTGGGCCGTCCCCGCCACGTCCCAATCGCCCGCCGTCAGCGAAACACTGGTGGCGTTCGCGGGCGTATTGTTCGTAAGTGACGTGCCGGAAGTGGTATTCGAGGCGAATTCGCCAATACTTCCCGCGTTCGCGTTGTCATTCGTGGTCGTGCCGACAATGCCATTTGTGCTGGATGGCGTGAACGCGCCAGTGCTGCTAAGCGTGGTGAACGCGCCAGTGCTCGCTGCCGTGTTACCGATTGGACCGGGAGATGCGAAGCGGTTCACAAATCCCGTACCGCTGACTGTCGAACTGGCGGACAGCGTAGTAAAGGCACCCGTATTCGCTGCCGTGCTGCCAATCGGAGGAGGCGAGGCGAAGAAAGTCGTGAACCCCGCGCCGCTCACCGTCGAGGTAGCGGACAACGTGGTAAACGCACCCGTGTTTGGCGTAGTCGCCCCTACCGTGCCGTTGAGCGCGCCGCCGGTAGAAGTCAGCGTCGTGAACGCGCCCGTACCGGGCGTCGTCGCGCCAATATTCGTGCTGTTGATACCGCCCGTCGCGCTGAACCCGCCCGTGTGCGCCCATGCGCCAGTGCCGCTTGTGGATGTGATGCCGCTGATGCCGGAAGTCTGCCCGCCAGTGATCGCCAGCGCGTTTGTAAAACCGGTGAACGCGTCGTTGGCAAAGCCAAACGCCAGAACCGTACTGCCCCACGTCACGAACGCGTTTTTGTTATTCGCGCTGCGAATCGAATCGATGAACTGGACCGTGGGGTTCGGGCTGTTATAAATCTGCGTGCCCGTAGCGGTCACCGCAGGCACCGCGCCGCCGGATGCGAACAGACTGCCAGCGGTCGCCGTCGTGAAAGCGCCCGTACTCGGCGTCGTTCCGCCAATCGGCGAATTGTTGATCGTATTGCCTGTAACGGCTACTCCGCTTTCTGTACCGCCCGTTACATGCAGTGTGGTCACAGTCGGATTCGGATACGTGCCGGACAGATCGCCGCCAGCGGGGCCGGTCGGATCGCTCGCTACGCTGTTCAGCGCAATCGTCGTCTGCTGCGCGAGCGAGTTGACAGCGGCCTGCACTTCCTCAGGCGGCACATCGGTGCCCGCGCTGCGCACGACGTACGGAATGATGCGGAATGTATCAGCCATGGAGAGCCCTTAACCGTTTGCTTATCGATGGGCGCCCGCCGGGGCAGTGCGTCAGGAGATATGTGACAAGTCCCGGCCCATAGCCGCACGCCTTCGCGTACTGGTCTGCCTCCAGCTCCTGCGCTTCGCACATCGCGAAGAACGCTTCCGTGCGAAAGAACGCGCGCAGCGTCACGAACCACAGAACCCGCGTGCGCACATGCTTGTGGTGCAGGTGTCCGCGTTCGTGGGCCAGAATCGCGTTCTGTTCAAATTGAGACAGAGAGTCGAACTGACTCCCGGTCTGTATTGTGCCCCATGGCGTGACGCGTGCGCAGAAGTCTTTCATTAGCGCGGCCCCATCTGCGGGTCTTGTACAGTATCCGGATGAATCATACCGGCGGGGCCTTGAGGGCGCGGCTGGCCGGGCTGCGCACCGGGGCGCGGAGTTCCGGCCACGCCTGGCGCAGCGCCGCCGGGAACTCCCGGCTGGCCTTGCGGTGCGCCAAGCTGTTTCTGCATCTTCTGGTTCATCGCCTGCTGATGCGCCTGAATGTGCGCACGGAACAACCCCACCGGGTCGCCCGTCAGCGTCGCGCCGCGCATATGCTCCGCGATGTGCCGTTGGTCATCATCTGCCGGATGGACTTCGGCGGGCAAACCGTTGTGCATCATCAGGTTTTCGTCTGACGGCTCGACGTGGAAGAGATTGCGCTCATCTATCAGGATGCGCGGGCCGACTTCCGGCCCGAAGATCTGTTCTGTGCCCATCTCCAGAATCGGGCCGACGTTCAGCCGTCTGCCGTCCAGCTGTTGCGGCGGGATGCCGCGCAGTACGTTCATCCACGCAATCATCTGCTGCATGCGCTGCATGCCCGTCTGGTAGGCCGTGCCGCACCAGCGGAAGAAGTACCGCTCGTTGAACGCCTGCACAGGGATCTCTTCCTGTTTGGCGCGCGCGCCGACTTCGCCCATCGTGACCACAGTCAGTTCCTTCGTGCGGAACTGGCGGTCAAGTTCAAACATGCGCTCCAGAAGCGGATCCAGGATGCAGCCTTCATACCGTTTCGCGTGGTCGATAATGTTCGACTGCTGCTCCTGCGCCTGTGCTGCGGCCTGCGCCTGATTCTTGCGGCCCGCCGGCATCTTGCCGAGCATGGCGTCGTTGACTTCCATGCTCTCGTTGATCTGCGCCTTGATTGCCTGGCAGAGTGCCACGGCATCCTTGTAGATCGCCGGGAACTGCGCGAACTGCGTCTTCTGCGGGTCGGTCAGCCACACGGCAGCGAGGCCCATCACCATGGACTGATAGTTCGGGTTCGCGAGCGGATCGGTCATCACGATGGGGAGAAGCGCATATTGCGCGGAGTCCTGCCCCATATTCCAGTAGTCGTTCAGATTCCACTGAAGATACTTGACTGGCTCAACGCGCGAAATGCCGTAGATCGTGCCCTGAATGCGTTCCACAGGCGCCGTGATGATCGGGCGCTTTTTAGACCAGAACGGGTTACGGATGATGCCGAGAATGATTTCAGGACCGGCGTAGTAGACGAAGCACGGTTCTTTGCCGCGTCCTTCCTCCAGTTCCAGATTCGTGTGAACTTCATAGATCAGCGCGTACTTGTACGTGCCTTCCGTGCGCACGCCAGCGTCCGCCGTGCGTCGCTTGTTCGGGACACGCTTCTGACGACCGCCGTCCGGCTCGTTCAGGTTGTCCATGATTTCTTTCGCGTTCCAGCCGACGAAGACGCCTTCATCGATAAATTGCTGGACGGATTCCTTCGACAGGCGCAGGCGGATTGCCGTAGCAGTCGCGCGCTCAATGTCGTTCACAGTCGGCGGGTAGACGGCAAGATCATCAACGGCCATCGGCGTGATGTCCGGCATCTCGTCAACGATTTCTTTCTCTTCGACGTCCCACTCTTCCTCGACCGTCACGTCTTCCACGTCAACGCCTGCGGCTTCGTCAGTCAGGATTGGCGGCTTCTTGACGAGTTCCGTGATCCGGCGCGTGGTCTTCATCCAGTCCACGTACAGGCACCACTGGCCCGTCACGTCTCCGGAGAGCAAATCCGCACGAACGATATCCTTAAGCTTCGTTTTGCGGATGTAGTGTTCCAGTAGCGCGAGTGTAGGGAACGGGGTGACTGACGCCGGACCCACCGCATCCACGTGCTTGTAGTTGGCAGGAAATAGCGTTGCGAGCGTGCGCTTGCAACGAGCGTTAATTGCATCACGTACAGCAGGAATGTAACATTGGCTATTGCCAGTGTACTGCTGGTTTTCGTCGGGGCGCGCATTGTAGATGTTCCAGTACTCTTCCACCCAGTCGGACTGCTGCTGTTTGTTCTCGTAGCTGCGTTGAATTTTGGGGTACAACTTGGCCGCTTCTATGTAAGCGTCCGAAGACATATCTTCTGCCCAATTTTCAATTTCTTCGTCGAGCTTTTCCGCGTCGAGGGCGCGCGAGTCCACGACCTCAATCACAGGCTTGTCTGCAAACTCTTCCTTCTTTTTTACGGCTTTCCGGGCCATGTCCGATTGCCTTTCTTAGCGTTCCATGCCGTAGGCAGGATCGACATATTGTTCTGTGCGTGGAAGCCGCACACCGTTTCCGCGCGCAGCGGGACCACATGGTCAACGCTGAAGGGTACGCCTAATTCTTCCGTCAGAAACTGCGCTATCAGGTAGTACTGTTTGATGGCCTTGCGGTCCGCCCATGTGGGAGTCGCCTGATACTTCGCTGCGCGCCGCCGGGCGACTGCTTCAACCATCAGGTGCGGGTACCGCTTCTGCCGCAGTTTCGATGCTGCGAGTTTCTTTTCCGGGTGGGCGTCATCCCACTTCTTTACAGAAGCTTTCGCCTTCTCCGGATTGTTCAGCCGCCATTTTCGTCCGGCCTTCAAACTCACTTCCGGGTGCTCGCGATAATACGCCGACGCCATTCCGCGAATACATACCTTGCATCGCGAGGCTGGCTTGCCCCGGTCAAGATAGAATTCGGAGAACGCTTTCGTTTCTCCGCATCGGATGCAGGTTCTCAACCTATTACCTTGCCTTTTAGCTTCCGTTCGAGCGGCGAGCCGGTATTTCTGTCGCGGGGAGTCGGAGCCGGTCTATCATCGTACTCGGGTTTTTTCCGGGTCTGGCCGAACACCGTATCCGTCTTCTTGCCGCCCCACGGCACCCCG